ATACTATCACCATACAAGATCACCAGTTATATAACGGACAAAAGGTAATACATACATCATCTTCACCCGCGGGTGGTTTACAAAGTGAGAAAGAATATTATGTAATAAGAGTAGATAAAAATAATATCAAATTATCCGATACTTTTTATACTGCAACGATAATAAAACCAATACCTGTAGGAATTACAAGTTCTTCATTTGGAACGATTTTACCAGTTAATCCACCAATAACACTCTATAAAAATTCAACTGCTATTTTTGATTTAGCAGATTCTTCTCTTTCTTATGCGAATCAATCTCAAAGATATCCAGCATTTAGTTTAGATTTTTATAAAGACAGCAATTTTACTCAAAAATTTGAATCAAGTAAGAAAAAAAATCAATTCGAAGTTCAAAAAACGGGAATAGTTGGAGTTACAAGTGATGCAAAGGTTACTTTAACTATTAATGATGATATTCCAAACAAGTTATATTATAAATTAACTCCAGTTTATGACGATGTTCTTCCAGAAGAAAAGAAAAAAATTAATATAGATTCTGAGGTAATTTTTAATAATCAAATTGAAATTACTTCCAGTAAGTATAATGGAAAACAAACAATAACTTCTCTTTCATCTACATCATTTACATATACATTACCACAAACACCAGAAAATATTTTTTATGCCGATTCCTCTTCAAATATTGAATATAACACAGATTCAATAAATGCTCTTGGTCCAATATTTGAAGTAGAAATAGTTAATAAGGGCAGAAATTATTATGCTTTGCCTGGAATTTCTACGATTGTTTCTCAATTCGGGAAAAATGCTCTGTTAGAGGCATCGAGTTATTCGATCGGAAATATTAAAAAAACAAAAATTAATGATATTGGATTTGATTTTCCAAGTGATTTTACTCTAAGACCAAGTATTTCATTAAATCAAATTGTAAAGATAGAACCTTTATCATCACTTAAATCCGTAGGAATTAATTCTTTTGGTAGAGGTTATAATACATCACCAAAACTTTTAGTATTTGATGGAAAAACAAACGAACTTATTCCAGAAATTGATCTAAAATATACTTTAGGAAGCAATGATGTAGAAATACGCAAAAATGCATATAGTTTAAGTAATGTCTCTCCAATTATTTTACCCATACAAAATTCAAATGGTGTTGGTATAGGATCTATAAAGTATAATTCACTAAACAAAGAAGTAACTGTTACTTTATCTGTTGGATTTAGTACATCAGATTCATTCCCATTTAAAGTGAATGACAAAGTTATGATCGAAAATGTTAGTGTGGGAGTAGGTTCGACTGGTATTGGCTATAATTCCGAAAATTATAATTATAAATTGTTCACTCTCACTTCTGTGACTGAAAATAGAGGTGGAATAGGATCTGTATCTTATAGTTTAAATGGTTTATTGTCCGAATCACAAGTTCCAGGAAATTATGATCCTGTTAATTCGTCGGGAAGAATAATTCCTGAAAAATATTTTCCAACTTTTAATGTCGAACTGCAAAAAAATAATTACTTTATTGGGGAAAATATTAAATCTAATTCTACTTTTGGTTATGTTGATGGGTGGAACCCAATAACAAATCAATTAAGAGCAGTATCAAAAGAAAATTTTATTCCAGGAGAGATTGTTGAAGGATTAACTTCAAAAACTCAAGGAATAGCAAGTTTAGTGGATACAACAGATTCATTTTTTAATTTAGACTCTTCATCATTAGTTAATAATGGATGGCAAACGAGTGCTGGATTCTTAAATCTCAACTCCGAAAGAATTCAGGATAGTGATTTCTATCAAAATTTCTCATATTCAATTAAATCTTCAGTAAGTTATGATTCTTGGAAAGATGCGGTTAGTACTTTAAATCATACAACTGGATTTAAAAAGTTTTCGGAATATCAATTAGAAACAAAAAATTCTAATTCTATGTCCATAGGAATTTCTACAGAAAAAACTTATGTAGATGTTGTTGTAGATATAGTTGGATCTGCGGATTTGAATTGTGTAACAGATTTTGATTTAGTAAAAGAAAATTCTCTTTCAATTTCCGAAAGATATTTTTCTGATGAAATCACATTTTCCAGTAGAATTCTAACTGATTATTTTGAATCTATTGGTAATAGAGTTTTATCAATTGATGATATAAGTTCACAATTTAGCAGCAATCCAAGATTTACAAGATTTTCTGAAGTTCATAGATTTTCACTTTTTAATGCAAGAGCACAAAAATATGTTACTTTTGTAAGTGATAGAAGATTTACTGGACAAAGACAATTAATGTTAGTTTCTTTGCTACATTCTAAAGGAGTTGGGTATCTTAATCAATATGCAAGATTAGAATCTTCATATGATTTGGGGTCTTTCGACTTTTTTATTGAAGGAACTGAAGGAGTTCTAACCTTTAATCCAGTAAAATATTCGATTAATAATTATAATATTACTACATTATCATACAATCTAAAAGATTCAATGCTAGGAATTGGTACATCTAGTTTTGGAGATTTTGTAATAATAAAAACTAGTAGTGAATTTGTATCTTCTGGATCAACAAGCATTGTTGGAATTGGAACAACATATAATTCTGCAAAAGTTTTAGTTGAAATTGCAGGTTCTAATGGACAATATGAATTTGATGAACTTAATATCGTACACGATGGAATTAACGTTGAATTATTGCAATATGGCCAAATTACAAATGATTCATTAAACCCATATTCTAGTTCTGGATTGGGAACTTATCATCCCTATATTTCGGGATCAGAATTAAAAATTGATTTTTATCCAAATACAGGAATTGCAGTAACGATTAATACTTTCCAAACATTATTGGGAGGAACTTTTTTCGGAATTGATGCATATGATATGAAACACGCCGAACTTCAAGGTATTTCAACTTCAATATTATCATCTATATCCCCAACTGAAACTCCTATAATTGAATATCTAAAAGATTACGATTGTTCATATTGTTTAATTCAAGTTGCTGATACTACAAATAATAGGTATCAATTATCTGAAATTGTTCTTTTGGACGATCAAACTGATGAAAACCCAGGTGAAACGTATATTCTTGAATTTGGAAACATTGAAACCAATTCTGGATTGGGAACTTTTGGATTCAGAAAAAATGGTTTAGTAACAGAACTTACTTTCACTCCATTACCAAATATTGATACTAGAATTGTTGGATTTTCTAACGCATTAAGACATCAAGATGATGAAAAAGATATATTATCACTTAATAATGGAAGTATAGAAACAAATTATGGAACCTATTTTGGAACCGAGAGTGATATTAAACGTGATTTCCCTTTGAACCACAAAGGAAATCAAATTTTCAAAAGAGATTTTGACGGAAGTAGTCCGCTTATTGTAAACACTTCTTTGGATACTATCACTATTCCCAATCACTTTTTTGTTACTGGAGAAAAAATTACTTATACAAATCCAGGTGCAGGAACAACTCAATCTATAGGTATAGGTACAACTGATTTTGGTGTTGGAATAGGAATTACTAATAAATTACCATCAACAGTTTATATTGTGAAGGTTAATGAAAATACAATTAAATTGGCAAAAAGTGCAGAAGATGCTTTAAAATTCATACCAAAAATTTTAGATTTAACGTCTGTTGGAATAGGAACTACTCATACATTTACTGCAAATAATCAAAATGCTAAAGCGATAATTGCAATTGATAATATTATACAATCACCAATTACATCAACAGCCCAAACAACAATATTATCAAAAAATGTATTTACTACGGACGATTTGATATATGTTGCAGGAATAACTTCATTTTTTGGTGGAGACTTGATTAAGATTGGTAATGAAATTATGAAAATTGAATCTGTTGGAGTGGCGAATACAAATATTTTTAGAGTTAGAAGACCTTGGATGGGAACGACTATTGCAGGATATTCAACGGGAACACTTGTTACAAAAGTTGTAGGAAATTATAATATTATAGATAATACGCTAAATTTTTCAGAAGCTCCTTATGGAAATGTTCCCCTTTCAAATTCTACAGAAAGCCCAGATGAAAGGGATTGGGTAGGGATAACAACTAGTTCCAAATTTCAAGGGAGAACATTCCTAAAATCTGGAATATCTGATAGTGCAAATGAGACATATTACAGAAATTATATATTTGATGATATTTCGGAACAGTTTAATGGAAAAACTAAATCATTTACTTTAAAATCAAATGGATCAAATACTTCTGACATTTCATCTGAAAATTCCATCATTTTAATTAATGACATTTTTCAAGGTCCAGGATTAACAAATAATTATTATCTTACAGAATCTATTGGGATAACGTCTATTACCTTCGTTGGTGGTGCAACGTCAATTGCATATGATGTTAATACTGCATCTATACCCGCTGGTGGTATAATTATTTCGGTTGGTTCTACTGAAGGTTTTGGATATCAACCTTTAGTATCTGCTGGTGGGACTGCGATTGTTTCTGGTTTGGGCACGATTTCATCTGTCAGCATTGGTAATAGTGGTTCTGGGTATAGATCTGGTCTTCAGACAGTAAGAGTTGGTGTTGCAACATCAAGTACAGATACACTCTCAATACAATTCATTGGAACTGCAATTGTAAATAATGGGCACATTGTTGGAGTTTCAATTACAAATCCAGGAACAGGATATACTTCTTCAAACCCACCATATGTAATAATCGATGATCCACTTTCTTATTCGGATCTGCCACTAATCTATAGTGCCGATTCTTTATCTGGATTGGGAAGTCAGGCAACTATTGATGTGGTAGTTGGACAAGGGTCAAGTGTGATAGATTTTGAAATTAAAAATCTTGGATATGGATATGGTCAGGGAGAAATACTTACAGTTTCTGTTGGTGGAACTGTTGGCATTCCTACAGATCCAACAAAAACTTTCAAAGAATTTCAAATTTCTATTCAAAAAACTATTACTGATAAGTTTACTGGATGGTCAATCGGAGAACTTCAGGTTTTAGATACTCCTGAAAATTTATTTGATGGTTCTAGAACTATTTTCCCACTATTAGTTGCAGGATCATTGATTTCATTAAGATCTGCAATAGGATCAAACATTAATATTCAAGATAATCTTTTGGTATTTTTAAATGATGTATTACAAGTTCCTGGAATTGGGTTTGAATTTGCCGGTGGCAGTGTAATTACATTTACAGAACCTCCAAGAATTGGTGATACTTGTAAGATTATTTTTTATAAAGGAACTGGATCAGTAGATGTCATCGAAAGAAATATTTTAGAAACTATTAAATCTGGCGATGAATTGACGATTGGTTATGATGCAATTTTAGGCCAAACCGAATTGTTACAAGAAACAGAAAGAACTGTCGATTTTCTAAAATCAGTAGATTTAGTTAAAACCTTACCTTACTATGGCCCAGGTTTATCAAATGATTCAAGATTAGTTAGACCAGTTACTTGGTGTAGACAAACTGAAGATAAAATTATCAACGAGAAGGAAGTAGGAAAAGATAGGGAATTATATGAACCAATTATTAATCCTTTTGCATATATTATTAAATCTGTTGGCATTGGTTCAACAACAATTTATGTTGATAATTTGAAACCATTCTTTGACTCTCAAAATGAAAATGATGTTTCTTTAACTTTTCAAAAGAGTATAAAACTAATATCACAGGATCCTAAATCGGGTGCAATTGGAACTGCTATTGTTTCTGGAATGGGTACAATTTTATCTGTTGCTATTTCTGATGGTGGTGTTGGATATACAACTGCTACAGTTAGTTTCGGATCAACTATTGGAGTTAATACTTCAACTCAGGCATTTGGTTCTGCAATTATTAGTGCTGCTGGGACTGTGGCAGGAATCTCAATTACAAATCCAGGATCTGGATATACAAGTACAAATCCACCATCTGTCCTTATATCATCACCAACACCAATTATTGAAACTAATCAGGTTTCTTCATACTCCGGAGATTCTGGAATTATAGTTGGATTTGGAACAACGACACAAGATTCAATCGATAAATTTATTTTTGATTTGTATATTCCCGAAGATTCTTTCCTCAGAAATCAATCTTTAGTAGGAACTGCAATTACTATAAGTTCACTTAATGTTAATGATTATTTTGTAGTTTACGATTCAAATGTTGGATTAGCATCAACATCAATAAAATCATTAGATTTTGATACTAATGTTATTGGTGTAGGCACTCAATTCATAGATAATGTCTATCAGGTTGATAGTATTTTTGTTACAGAAACTGATGTGGTTGGTATTGGTACAACTTTTGTAAAACGAATCTATACTAGAATTACTGGAATTGGAATAACTATAGATTTTAGTTCTACAAATATTACTTTTGATTCTGAAGTATTTAAATTTGATTCTCTTAAAACTTCTGGATCTGGGTATACTGGAATTATTACAACATCACCTTCTTTTGGTAATTTTAGTTGGGGTAAAATTGATTTAAAAAATAGAAGTGAAGAAAATCAATTTAATTTCTACGGAAATATGGGAATTGGTGGAATTACTACTTCGGCAGTAGTTCAAAGAACATCATCACTAAAATTCAGAAATTACATAGTCTAAATATTTCTACAATAAAGTCGCAGTAATGGCAAGACTAGGAATAAACACTGGTGCTATAGGAAATGATGGAACGGGAGACTCCCTACGTGCTGCTGGCGGAAAAATCAATAGTAATTTTCTAGAACTTTATACTTATTTGGGTGCAGGAAGTACTGACACACTTTCTGCACCTATCTGGGATAAGACAATTTCTGGTATTAACACATTAAGCAATGTTGGTATTGGCACAATTGATCCAAGATTTTCTTTAGAAGTTGGTTCGGTAGGTGCATCGGGAACTTCTTTGTGGGTTAATGGAGACGCAAGAATAACTGGAATTCTTACGGTTGGGACATCATCAATAACATTAGATGGAACAAATAATACAATTACTGTTGGTTTAGGGGTAACTATTGACGGAAATTCTGGAGTTATAAATGCTTCTTCTATTAATTTAGGGGGTGCAACTTTAACTGGAGCTGCAGTAACTTATATTACTGCAGGTTCTGGAATTTCTGTTGATCAATCAACTGGCAATGTTACGATTACTGCAACTGGTGGTGGGGGAGGTTCTCAAACTCTCAATGATACATTAGGACTTGGCAATACCTCAAGTTTTGGAATGAGTGTTGGAGTTGTAACTGCATCTTCATTTGTAAAGACTGGAGGAACTTCAAGTCAATTTTTAAAGGCAGATGGATCTGTTGATACGTCTACATATGCAACAGAAACTTATGTTGGTTTAGCAACTACAGGATTATTAAGTTCTACTGGAAACGGATCTTCATTAACAGGAATTGTAACTTATATTGAAGCAGGTTCTGGAGTCTCTATAGACCAGAGTACTGGTAAAGTTACTATTACTAGTACAGGTGGAGGTGGTTCTGGAGAATCATATTGGGTATCAACAAACGCAGGAATTCATACACTTTCTAATGTTGGAATAGGAACCACAAATCCAACAAGCACCCTTACTGTTAATGGTAATGCATTAATTTCTGGAGTAGTTACTGCCACAACATTTGTAGGAAACTTTTCGGGATCTATCACAGATGCAACTAATCTTACTGGTGGAACAGCAAATGCATCATCATTGAATGTCTCTGGTATTACTACAATTTCTCAAGGAAGAATTCAAGCGGATGCTAGTTCTAACTTGAGATTTGGTAATCTACCTACAGGTTCTGGAAGTGGAAGAAATATTGCAATTGGAGATCAAGTTCTTGTATCTTTGAGTGGAGGATCTGGTAGAAATATTGGTATTGGAGAACTTTCATACTATGATACAACCACTGGTCAATATAACATTGGTATTGGTGAGAGAGCAGGGCAGAAGGTTTCTACAGGTTCATATAATGTAATTCTTGGTGCCTATGATGGAAACTCTGGAAATCTAGACATCCGTACATCATCAAACAATGTAGTTATTGCTGATGGTCAAGGAAATATTCGTCAGTATATCAATTCAAGTGGCAATGTAGGTATCAAGACCACAATAGTTACAGAAGCACTCACAGTTGCTGGTGTTGTATCTGCGACTAGTTTCCATGGAACATTAAATGCAAGTCAATTAACTGGTGCCCTTCCAGCTATTGATGGATCTGCATTGATTAATGTAACTGGTTCTGGAAGTGGTGTTGTAGTTCGAGAAGATGGAACACCAGTTGGAACCGCTGGAACTATTGACTTTGGAAATAATGTCAGTGTTTCTTTTGCTTCAGGTATTGCCACTGTTTCTGGTGCAAGTTCAGTATCTGCTGCAACAACTGCTTATGCACTTGCGGGAACTCCAAACCTTAATGTTGGAGTTGTTACTGCTTCCAGATTAATCAGTAATTCTTCAATTGGAATTGGCACTACAAATCCAAATGAAGAAATCCATATTTATGGCTCGGCTCCCGACATTCATATTCAATCTTCATCATCCACTGGTGCAGGACAACTTTATTTTACAAACAATTCTGGTGGAGTTGGATTCCTTGCAAAAGTTGGTTCTTCTTATAATAATATCAATTATCCCACAGTTTCTTCAAATTCACTCTCACTGTTTAATATTGATAATGCTCCATTAATTTTAGGAACCAATGATTTAGAAAGATTTAGAATTGTAGGATCTGGAAATGCTGGATTTGGGACAACAAATCCAACATCAAAACTTACAGTTTCTGGTGATACATTAGTTTCTGGTATAGTTACGGCATCATCATTCTCTGGATCTGGTTCAGGACTCACTAATCTACCAGCAGGACAATTGACGGGATCACTTCCTGCTATTGATGGTTCTGCATTATTAAATGTTACCGCTGCGGGAACTGGAATCGCAATTAGAGATGATAATACTCCAGTTGGATCCGCAGTAACAGTTAATTTTGGAACTGGACTTGATGTTACATTTAATTCGGGTATTGCAACAATTACTGCTTCTGGCGGTTCTTTACAATCAAGAACCACAGTCACTGGAGTTACGACTTCAATAGTAAATAATGGAATTGGAAATACCAACATCACTGGATTTAAGTCATATGCTCTGATGAAAGTTGGTTTATCCACTGCAGGATGGTTAAGACTATATACTGATAGCACATCAAGATCAAATGATGCATCCAGAAGTGTTGGTATTGATCCATCACCTGGAAGTGGAGTGATTGCTGAAGTTGTTACAACAGGTATTTCAACAACTCAGATTATTTCTCCTTTTGTAATGGGCGGTAATTTAGATAATCCTGCTGATACCACAATTTATGCAGCAATCACAAATCTTTCTGGTTCTACTCAAGCAATCACAGCAAACCTAACCATTCTTCAACTGGAGGCATAAGTAACAAATGGCAATTACAACAACTACAATTTCAAAATCAGCAGGATGGGCAAGAACTGATGTTGTTCTACAACTTGAAGAAGCATTTACTTGGTTAGGTTGGCACGGAGGAACTCAAACTGGCATTGTAACAGGTATTAGTGCTTATAGTGGTGGTGGAATAGTTGGAACTTCAAACACAGATTATTATGATGTTTTTCCTGCGACAACTACAGGTATCGGGACTGGAGCAAGTTTTGCTGTTTATAGAAATAATGGGCCAGTAAATGCAATTTATGTTAATCGTCCTGGATATGGTTATACTGATGGAGAATATGTGACATTATCCGCAGAGGATATCGGTGGATCTGCAAATGGTGCTACTGGAATTGGAATTACTGTTCAAGTTGCTGGTGGTGTTTCTCCAGTTGGATATGGATCTACCAATACCTTTTACGATAAAGATGTGACTGCAGGATCATTATATCCTTGGGGAGTTGTAAGACATACAATTCAGTCTAATAAAAACTTTGGAAATACTTATAGAGGATTTCAACCGACTTCGAATACTCAAATGTATATAATGAGTGGATCTGGATTTCATCCTTGGGACACTACTAATACCTCTGACAGAGGAAATTCCTACAAAAATCGTTGGGCAGGGAATCAGTATTTTGATATACAGAATCAACCTATAGGCTCTAATTTAGAACTTTCCTCCTCTAGTCTTAATGGTGCAAATGTAGTTCAATCTATTACTTTTGCATCATCCAATTCTTATCAGTTAGATTTAAACTTATATCGTTCTGGAATTGATCCAAACTTTGCCGTGTTTGCTTATAAACAACCAACTTTATCTTCTACAGATTTAAGTGACAATAATTTTCAGGTGTTTTTCTTTCATAATTTTACGACACCTATTTGGGATTTAGATTATTTGTATCTTGGTGGAGCAACATTTATTACTCCAGATACTAATCCATCAAGTTCTCCAGGAATTACATTTAATACTTATTTGCATCCAGATGCAGTACCTGGATATGGCAAAAGATCTGCTGAATGGGGTTATAGTTCTTCAGGATCTTCTATTTATAAAACTAGTGTTTATGAGTCTTCATCATATCCAAATAGTGTTATAGATGAAACAACACTTTATTATAGAACCGCAGCAAATTCTCTAGGTGGGCAAAGCGTAACAACTGACACATTAAATTCAAATACATTTTATAATGCAGTCATCAAAGGAATTCCACTTTCTACACAAATGATGCCAATTCCTTATTACTTACCTGATGATTTTGTTCTTATTGATTTCCAAATCAATACTCCATCGGTGAATGTCCAACAAGGAGATACAATTACTATTAGTGGTTCCGAAGTTTATACTGTAATTACTGGTTCTTATAATCAAACCGCAACAACTCGTGGTATTGCATTCTGTGCGAGGACAGTCTGATGGCAGATTATACCATTCCTGGATTAACTTCTGCAGTTGTTGGAATTGCATCTACAGTTGCATTTTTATCGCAGTCCCAAAATAGTGTAGATAATGTAACTGGAACTAATGGAACTATATCTGCGGGTAATATTGATTTAAGTAATGATGTTACGGATACTGTTCCTGGATGGCTAACTGGAAGAAGGCCAGTAAGTGGTCAGGTATTTCCTCGTGGTGTTTATAATAAATAGATAATAAAAACTCTGTAAAATGGCAGCAATTATAACTGATCAAATTAGAATATTGAATGCAAAGAATTTTGTCGCAGGAGTAAGTTCTTTCGGCAATTCATACTATTCTTTCGTTGGGTTACCAAATCCAACTGAAATTCAGTCTAATTGGGATACAAATCCACCAACACCAAAAGACTCTTTTGACGAAGAGAATAGTTATTGGGATACTATGATTGCATTGAAGAAAATTAATGCGTCTGATGTGAGACAAGTTATTCAAAAAAGATTCTGGTCATCTGGAACAACTTATGATATGTATAGACACGACTATAGTAGATCAAATACTGCTAAAGTGTCTGGTGCCACTAATTTGTATTCCGCATCTTTTTATGTAATAAACAGTGATTATAGAGTTTATATTTGTTTGCAAAATGGTACTACTCCAGATACATCTAATGGGAAACCATCATTAGATGAACCAACATTTACAGATTTAGAACCAAGATCTGCTGGAACAAGTGGAGATGGTTATATTTGGAAGTATCTTTATACATTAAAACCATCTGAAGTTGCAAAATTTGAAACTTCAGATTTTATTCCAGTTCCCGCAAATTGGGAAACTTCAACAGATAATGCTGCAGTAAGAAATAATGCGATAGATGGGTCAATTAAAATTGTAACTATTACAAATAGGGGAGTTGGGTTAGGAACGGCAAATAGAACTTATACTAGAGTTCCCATTAAAGGTGATGGTACTGGCGCTGAATGTACAATAATTATCAATAATGATCAAAAAGTTGAATCCATTATAGTTTCAAGACAAGGATCTGGATATACTTATGGAAATGTAGATTTAGTTTCTGGAAATGTCCCAACAGGAACAACTATACCAACTTTTGATGTAATTATTTCACCTAAAGGTGGCCACGGTGCAGATATATATCGTGAACTTGGTGCATATAACGTTCTTCTTTATTCTAGAATTGAAAATGACAATCAAAATCCAGATTTTATAACAGGAAATCAAATTGCTAGAATTGGAATAGTTGAGAATCCAAGAGTAAGTTCTGGAAGTTTACTTACTTCAGATAAAGCAAGTGCTCTTTATGCGTTAAGACTTACGGGAACGGGATATAGTTCAGCATCTTTTACTGCAGATTCATATTTTACACAAACAGTTGCGACAGGGACTACTGCAGTAGGGAGAGTTGTTAGTTATGATCAAACCACAGGAGTTCTCAAATATTGGCAAGATCGTTCTCTTGCAGGATTTACTACCGTAGGCGCGGCAGTCACAAATCCATCATACGGGTTTGATTTGACTGAATTTACAAGTTCTCCTGCAACTGGGGGAAGTTTAATGATTATACCTTCATCCGGATCAAATTTATCAATAAATACGTCATTTTCGGGTATATCAACAGTAATAAATAATAGAATATATTATCTTGGTCAAGAATTTACAAATGGTATTGCTTCTCCTGAGGTTAAAAAATATTCAGGAAACATAATTTATGTGGACAATCGTCCGGCAATTACCAGATCCTCAAACCAAAAAGAAGATATTAAAGTCATTTTGCAGTTCTAAAGAATTATGTCTCAAGAAACTAATCTTAATGTATCTCCATACTTTGATGATTTTGATGCTAATAATGACTATTATAAGGTTCTTTTTAAACCGGGTTATCCAGTACAAGCAAGAGAACTAACAACTTTACAATCAATATTACAAAATCAAATTGAAAAATTTGGTCAGCACTTTTTTAAAGAGGGGGCCAAAGTAATTCCAGGTAATACTGGATATACTCAATTGTACTATGCAGTAGAACTTCAAAATACTTATCTAGGAATTCCTGTTTCTGCATATGCCGACCAATTAATAGGAACAAAAATAACAGGACAAACTTCAGGAGTAACTGCAGTAGTTGATAAGATTTTACTACCAGCAGATTCTGAAAGAGGTAATTTAACATTGTATGTAAATTACTTAGCATCCAACACTCAAAATAACTCAACACAACAATTTGCCGATGGAGAACTTTTATCTTCCAATACGCAAATTACATCAGGTCTTCTTGGCAATTCTCTAATTTCTGTTGGACAACCATTTGCATCTACGATTGCGCAAAATGCAACTTCAATTGGATCCGCATTTTCGATTACAAATGGAGTTTATTTTATACGAGGGCATTTTGTAACTGTTGAAAGTGAAACTTTAATTTTAGATCAATATTCAAATAAACCAAATTATAGAGTTGGTCTATTTGTCAATGAGGAAATTGTCACATCTGATCTTGATGAATCACTAAATGATAATTCTCAGGGATTTAATAATTATTCTGCGCCAGGAGCAGATAGATTAAAAATCACAGTATCATTATTTAAAAAATCGTTAACTGATTTTGATGATGGAAGTTTTATTGAATTGGCAACAATTAAGGAAGGAATAATCCGTTCTCAACAAACAACTGGATATAATTCCATTACTGATGAATTGGCAAGAAGAACTTATGCAGAATCTGGAGACTATTATGTAATTCCGTTTGATGCTGCATTAAAAGAATCATTAAATGATAATTTAGGAAATAACGGCATCTTTAATGTAGGACAGTTTACTTATGGTGGATCTACTCCATCAAATGATTTATCCATTTATCAAATTTCTCCAGGTAAAGCATTTGTTAGAGGATACGAATGCGAAACAATAAGTTCTACATTTTTAGATTGTCCCAAACCAAGAACAACTAAAACTTTAGAAAATCAATCATTAAATTACAATACCGGACCCACTTTTAAATTAAATAGAGTTTATGGATCTCCTAAAATAGGGATTGGAAATACTTACATATTAAGTCTTCGTGACTCAAGAGTTGGATCATCTCAAACTACATCTGCAGGAAAAGAAATTGGTGTAGCGAGAGTTTATGATTTTAGATTAGAATCGGGATCATATGACACATCCAATTCAAATTTGAATCAGTGGAATATTTCTTTGTATGACATTCAAACAATCACTGAAATTACTTTAAACGAGCCAATTACTCTTTCTGTTCCGACTTTTATTAGGGGTAAAAATAGTGGTGCTACCGCATTCATAAAAACTGCAGTTACGGCAGGAACTGCAGTTACTGTTTATGAAAAAACAGGAGATTTTATACTCAATGAGTCTTTTATTATTGATGGTATTGAAAATTCGAGGGTAGCAATTGCAATTACTTCATACGGAATTTCTGATGTAAAATCAGTATATGGAATTGTTGGTTCAGCATCAACTTTTTCCGCAGATACGGTTCAATCATTGGGATTTAATGTCGGTATTGCTACAATCAGTACTTCATCCGGTGGGGTCAGTACTGTAACGAGCCCCAATTCACTATTTCCGGGAAAAATTGTCAAACTTGGTAATTTAGTACAATATAGTGATCCCTCAAGTAGAGACCCAATCATTGCAAAAGTGGTAGGATTAGGAAATACAACAATTTCCATTACTGGTGTTACTGGAGTGTCTGGAATTTCTTCAGGATTTTTACCATCTTCAACTTTAAATGCAACTGATTTTAAAATTTTAACAACAAATTTAGAGACTTCAACAGACAATACTTTATATACTAGACTTCCCAAAGTTAATATTTCTAATGTCGATTTGACAAACGCAGTTTTGGGAATTAGAACAGTATTTTCTGTCAATATTTCGGGAAATCAAACTACAACGGTTACTGCAGGACCAAATGAAACATTTTTACCTTTTGATGAGGAAAGATATGCTTTAATTACATCAAGTGGACAAACTGAGGTTTTGACTTCAGATAAACTTCAAATCGATTCTACTGGATCCCAATTAGCAATTTATAATTTATCAACTTCTTCTGATACTGGTGCTACATTAATTGCAACTACTAGAAAAATAAAACCAAAAGCAAAATTAAAAAGAAAAAATAAAGTAAATTCAATTATAGTAGATAAGTCAAAATATCAAGGATCTGGAATAGGTTCTACAACTTTAAATGATGGATTGACTTATGGCAAATACCCATTTGGAACTAGAGTTCAAGATGAAATTATCTCTTTAAATACGTCAGATATTATAGAAATTCACGGAATTTTTGAATCTGCAAATACTTCAGATGCATCGGCACCAACATTAGATCTTTCCTCGATCAGTGGTCCAACTGCAACAACTTCAGATTTAATTGTTGGGGAAAGATTAATAGGACAAACTAGCGGGGCTGTTGCCATCTTTACAGAAAAACTTAATGATACAAAAATATCTTTTATATACAAAAATCAAAATATATTTAAAGAAGGAGAAACTTTAAAATTTGAAGAATCTAAAATTCAATCTATTATACAAGCAATAGACTCTCCAAGTTTTGATGTATCGTCGAATTTTACTTTTACGAATGGGCAAGAATCTACTTTTTACGATTACGGAACGGTAAAAAGAAAATTTAATTTACAAGAACCAACTAAAAAATTAAAAATATATTTTTCTAATGGATATTATGAATCTAATGATGATGGAGATATAACAACTGTAAATTCATATAATACTTTTGATTATGGAAAAGAAATACAAACAGTAAATGGAATAAGAAATTCTGATATTATTGATATTAGACCAAAAACTTCTACTTATAATGTTATTGAAAATTCTCCATCACCATTAGAATTTTATGGAAGAACTTTTGATGTATCAGGAAATTCTGCTAAAAATATTTTAGCATCTGATGAATCTATTACAACCACATTTTCATTCTATCTTGGAAGAATTGATAGAATTTATTTGACTAAAGATGGAAAATTTCAGGTTAAGTATGGAGTTCCATCAGAAAGACCAGAAAAACCTGTTTCTATAGATGATGCACTAGAAATTGCAACTATAGATTTGCCAGCTTATTTGTATAATACTACTCAGGCTACCATTCAATTCTTAGAACATAAGAGATATAGAATGGTTGATATTAAGCAATTGGAAAATAGAATTAAAAATCTTGAGTATTATACTGCCCTTTCTTTACTCGAATCAAATACAGCAAATCTTTTTATTCCCGATGGAGACGGTTTAAATAGATTTAAGTCTGGTTTCTTTGTCGATAATTTTACATCATTACTTGCACAAGAAGATTCAATTTTTTATAAAAATAGTATTGATATTGCAAACAAACAGTTAAGACCAAGACATTATACAAATTCTATCGATTTAATTTCTGGCCCGGTAACAGGTGTAGATCCAACGGAAGATTTAGCATTTACCCCAATTGAAGGTATAAATGTTAGAAAGTCAAAAGATGTAGTTACATTAGATTATGCGGAAGTTGAATGGTTAAAGCAATCATTTGCAACTAGATCTGAAAGTGTTACTCCTTTCTTAATTAGTTTTTGGCAGGGAACGTTAGAACTTACTCCAGCAACGGACACCTGGGTTGATACTGTAAGATTAGAAGCAAAAGTCATTCAAGCTGAGGGAAATTATGCGCAAACTCTTGCAAATGCTGTCAGAACATTAAATGTAGATCCACAGACAGGATTTGCTCCTATAGTTTGGAATGCTTGGCAAACAAACTGGACTGGCCAAGAAGTTATTAACTCAACTAGAGTAAGAACTGAAACTGAAACAGGATCAACTTTTGGTGTTGGTGGATGGATTAATGGTGGAAGTGGAGTTGCTCAACTTAGAAGAATCGAAACAACATCTGTTATTCAAGATAATTTAAGAGAAACTAGAGAAACTGGAGTTCAATCAAGAACTGGTTTAAGAACCATAGTAACTGAACAATTTGATAATACTTCTGTTGGTGATCGAGTCGTAAGTAGAAATCTCATTCCATATATGAGATCTAGAAATATTCAGTTTGTTTCTAAAAAACTTAAACCATTAACTCAAATTTATACTTTCTTTGATGGAGTTGATGTAACTAAATATTGTGTTCCAAAATTATTAGAAATTTCGATGATTTCTGGAACTTTTGAAGTTGGCGAAAAAGTATTAGGAATAATTCAAAATACAGGATTAAATCCAAGTATTGGGCAAGTTCTGACAAGAATCTCATTTAGAGTTGCACAGTCTAATCACAAAGAAGGTCCTTATAACGCAGCAACAATTACTTATCCAAATAATCCATATACAGGACAAATCTTACAACCAACTTATTCGTCAACATCAAATATTTTGAATGTTGATACATTTTCACTTTCAAACCAACCACAAGGAGAGTATAGTGGATGGGTAGAATCTGGAATGATATTAGTAGGTCAAACTAGTGGCGCACAAGCAACTATCACTAATGTGAGATTAGTTTCAGATTTATCGGCAACATTGATTGGAAGTTTCTTTGTCCCAAATCCAAATACAAATATTCATCCAAAATTTGAAACTGGAACAAAAACATTTACCTTAGTAAACAACAATTTAAATGATCAAAACGCTGCAACTACAATTGCTGAAGAAGGGTTTGTTTCAAGTGGAACTTTAGAGACAGTTCAAGAAAATATTATTTCAGTAAGAAATGCTAGAATTCAAAACAAACAAGAATTTGAAGAAAGGGCAGTATCTAGAACTACAGGAACTCAAGTTGTAGGTGGCACAACTTTGTCCCAATCGAGAAGAGATGTTTTGGTTGGTTGGTATGATCCCCTTGCCCAATCTTTCTTAGTTGATGATGAAACGGGAGTTTTCTTAACCAAATGTGAGGTTTTCTTCAAATCTAAAGATGATATGGATATCCCTGTCACCTTCCAACTGAGAACGATGCAAAATGGATTCCCAACTCAAAGAATTCTTCCATTCTCAGAAATTACTTTAGATCCTGGAGATATTCAAACATCTGCAGATGGATCTGTAGCTACTACGTTTAATTTTGATGCTCCAGTTTACTTAGAGGGTGGAAAAGAATATTGCATATGTCTTGCATCAAACTCAACTAAGTATAGTGTTTATATCTCAAGAATTGGCGAAAATGATCTTCTAACACAGACATTTATATCAAATCAACCATATCTTGGATCTTTATTTAAGTCTCAAAATGCTTCAACTTGGGAAGCAAGTCAATGGGAAGATCTTAAATTTACTCTTTATAGAGCAGATTTCTTAAATTCCGGAACAGTTGATTTCTATAATCCAGAATTAAGTCGAGGAAATAAACAAATTCCAACATTAATGCCAAATTCTCTCAGTCTGATTTCTAAAAAAATTAGAGTTGGACTTGGATCAACAGTGCAAGATTCTGGACTAATCTTAGGAAATACTGTTATTCAGCAAGGCACTAATGCAACTGCAAATTATGTTGGATCTGCTGGGAGCGCATCTGGAACTTTAACTGTAATTAATTCTGGAATTGGATATACTCCATCTAGTGGTGGATTATCAATTAATAACATCAATCTTGTTACAGTCACTGGTAGTGGTAAAAATGCAACAGCAAATGTAACTGTTTCTAATGGTGTTGCTATTGCTGCAACAATTACAAATGGTGGAGTTGGTTATCAAGTTGGTGATGTAGTTGGAATTAGCACATTTGGTTCTGTTCCTGTTGGGAGGAACGCAAGATTTTCGATCGTTTCAATTGCAAGCACAAATCAATTAATACTTGATAATGTACAAGGCGATTTTGTTGTTGGGGCAGCAAAAACAGTTCAATACATTAATAGTTCTGGTATAACGACAACTTTAAATTCTTCAACTGGTGGCGGTGTACTTATAAATTCTATAGAAACAATCAGTGATGGACTGCATATTAAAGTAAACCATCAAAATCATGGAATGTACTCCAGTGAAAATTATGTTACCATTTTCGATGCACAATCGGATATTAATCCAACAAAATTAAGCATTGCATACAATATAAACTCATCTGGATCAATTAGTGTTGATAACGCATCTAATTTTGCAACTTTTGAAAATGTTGGTGTTGGAACAACTAACCCGGGTTATCTATTAATAGGTGATGAAATTATCAAATATACTTCAGTTTCTGGTAATTTAATTGGTGGTGATATCTCTAGAGGGACAAATTCAATGAATTACCCAACAGGAACTCCAGTTTACAAATATGAGCTGGGAGGAGTCTCTTTAAAAAGAATTAATAAGACCCATTATTTAAATGATGTTACTGTTTCAGATGCAATAACATTCGATTCTTATCATATAAAACTTGATATGGGAGATATGGGCCAAAATGGCATTGGTAGAACTGACGGTGTTGGTTATCCGCAACTTTATATCAATCAAACTAAATCTGCTGGTGGATATAAAACTAAAGCAACACAAAATATGCCTTATGAAATAGTTACTCCTATTGTTCAGAATTTAACAGTAAGAGGAACTTCTTTAAGTGCTTCCCTAAGAACAGTTACAGCATCAAGTATAAGTGGAAATGAAATTCCATTCATTGATAATGGATTTGAAACTATTAGTATTGGAAAACCCAATTATTTGGATAGCACAAGAATAATATGTTCCAGAGTTAATGAAAATTTAAAATTATTAAATCTTCCCGGAAACAAATCAATGAATCTTAGATTACAACTTGATACGGTAGATTCTAGACTAACTCCAGTTCTTGATACACAAAGAATAAGTACAATATTAACTTCAAACAGAGTTAACAACGTTATTTCAAATTATGCAACTGATTCTAGAGTCAATACAGTTGATCAAGATCCCACCGCATTCCAATATATTTCAAAAGAAATTAATTTGGAAAATGGAGCAAGTTCCATCAAAATTCTGTTAAATGCTCATATTAATCAGTATTGCGATATAAGAGCTTTATATGCTATTAGTGAAAAACCAAACTTCAATCCAGTTTTCATACCATTCCCAGGATATATGAATTTAAATACTAAAAATGAAATTATAAATTTTGCCGATAGTGACGGGAGATCTGATGTATTTGTAACCCCAACTCAATCATTGGGATTTGAAACTTCTGAGATAGAATTCAAAGAATACTCATTCACTATAGATAAATTGCCATCATTTAAATCATATAGAATTAAATTAGTTCTAACATCAACAAATCAAGTTTATGTTCCAAGAATTAAAGATTTGAGAGTAATTGCTTTGGCATAAAATATTATGGAATATTTAAAAGTTGAAGGATATTCGCATTTAGTAAGAGATAAATGCACAAATTCAATTATTAATACAAATATGTCAGAATATCAAGAATATATTTCTAGAAAAAATGCAAAAAATATGGAGAATCAAAAAGTACAGAATTTAGAAAAAGATCTTGCTAATATGAAGGAAGATATTAATGAAATTAAAAATTTACTTCGGAGTTTAATAAATGAATCCTGATCAAATTAAGTTGGATGATTTATCTAAAAGTTTTGAATATACAAAATCTTGCATTGAAATAGATTGCATAGAAGATATTGAACAGATTAAAATAATCGCAAAATCTTATATTAAATTATACTTAAAGCAACAAGAAGTTTTGAAAGACTTAATTAAACTATAAATATTTTAAAAAGTAGAAAATATGGCGCAACCATCTACTAGACAAGAATTGATTGATTATTGTAAAAGAAAATTGGGAGCTCCAGTTTTAGAAATTAACGTTGCAGATGAACAAATTGAGGATTTGGTCGATGATGCTATTCAATTTTTTCAAGAAAGACATTTTGATGGAGTATATCCAACTTTTTATAAGTATAAATTAACACAGTTTGATATAGACAGAGGAAGGTCTAGGGGTGGAGATTCTGCAGTTGGACTTTCTACTATATCGGTTACAGCAAATATAGTCGGAACTGCAACTACATTTAAATATGAAGAAAATAGTAATTATTTACAAGTTCCACCAAATATTATAGGAGTAAATAAAATTTTCCATTTTGATGGATCAAATTCAATTACTCATAATATGTTTAGTGTTAAATATCAATTATTTTTAAATGATATCTATTACTGGGGAGCAACAGAATTATTAAGCTATGCAATGGTTAAAACATATCTTGAAGACCTTGATTTTTTATTGACAACACAAAAGCAAATTAGATTTAACAAAAGGCAAGATAGACTTTACTTGGATATAGATTGGGGATCAGTAAAATCTGGGCAATATATTATTATTGATTGTTACAGCACTCTTGACCCAAATGATTATTCGAAAGTTTGGAATGATTCGTTTTTAAAACCATATTTAACCTCATTAATTAAACGTCAATGGGGGCAAAATATGATGAAATTTACTGGGGTTAAACTTCCTGGTGGAGTAGAACTTAATGGTAGACAAATGTATGATGATGCGCAGAGAGAAATTGATATTTTAATGGAAAAAATGTCAAATACTTATGAACTTCCACCTTTTGATATGATAGGATGATAAGATGCTCAATCCATTTTTTTTACAAGGATCCAAGGGGGAACAGGGATTAATACAGGATTTAATCAATGAACAACTTCGTATGTATGGAGTTGAAATTTATTATTTGCCAAGAAAATATTTAACAGAAAAAAAAGTTCTAAGAGAAGTTATAGAATCTGCATTTGACGATGCATATCCATTAGAAGCTTATATTGAAAATTATGAGGGATATGGAGACAACACAACTATACTTTCAAAATTTGGTATTCAGGCATTAAATGAATTGTCTATTACAATATCCAAAGAAAGATTTGAGACTTATATTTCACCATTAATCAAAGGAAAACCAAATATTAAATTATCAACGAGACCTAAAGAAGGAGATTTAATATATTTTCCTTTAGGGGATAGATTATTTGAAGTAAAATTCGTAGAACACGAACAACCATTTTATCAATTACAAAAAACTTATGTATATACATTAAAATGCGAACTCTTTAGATATGAAGATGAAGTTATTGATACCGGTATTGAAGAAATAGATGATACAAATGTTGGTGGAGGAGTTACTGATAGTGGTATTGGTGGTGGTATTGCAGTTACTCAAATTCTTACGATGGTTGGTTTTGGATCAACAGCATCTGCAACAACCACACTGTTAAATGGTGGAGTTAGATATATTACAGTAACAAATAGAGGTGGTGGGTATTCAAGTACTCCAAATGTAGCAATATCTTCTGCGCCATATGGAGGATTAACGGCAAAGGCCATTGCATCTATGATTAGTGGTATAGTAGTATGCAATGATAACGTAAATCCGCAAAATAAATCGGTTCAAAGTGTCCTTTTAACTAATCCTGGATATGGATATACTATAACTCCAGGAGTAAAGTTTATTGGTGGAGGTGGATCTGGTGCGAATGCAACAGCAACTATAGGAACTGGAATTATAGGACCTATTGTAGTTACTAATGCTGGATCTGGATATACATATGCTCCAACTATAACATTTGTTGGAATTGCTTCAGTTTCTGCTGCAGCAACTGCAATTGTAAGTGCTGCAGGATCAATTACTGCAATTAGAATAACTAATGCCGGACTAGGATATACTCAAGCACCATCAATAACAATATCATCACCATCGTTTGTTGGAATTGGAACTTATCAATATAATGAAATAATTACAGGAAGTATTAGTGGAGTCACTGCAAGAG